GGAGGTTTGGAACTAAAGGTTGTTGAGTCTGATGTATCAGTCGATAGGTTAAGTAATACTCTCAAGAAAGCCGCATCAGGAATATCTGGTGTATCCCGATCAGCAATAGTACTACAGCTGAAGGGTAGCGGAACAGAGGTAATACCATGGCCTTACGATGTAGACCCAGCAGATTTCGCCGTTCTGTACGACGAGGAGCCTACTCACCATGCGTGTGTTGATGTTAAAGCATCAGCTACCATGTCTAATGGCTATAAGTTTGTACATAATAGCGGGTTGCCTAAAAGTGTTCCTATGGCTATGCGTAGGGATTTTGAAGATCTTTTTCCCGATGGGCCTGAGCAACTTGTTTCTCGTGGGCAGAAAGACTTTGAGAGTCTAGGCAACGCCTGGGTCGAGGTAGTGAGGGATGGTACGGGGCGCGTAAAGAATGGCTTAGGTAGGGTTGTACAGCTTAACCATATCCCGGCCTATACGATGTGGAGACTGAACCCAAATACAGCCTCCACTAATGGATCATATGTTCAGATATGCAACGGCACAGAGGTATACTTCCGTGAGTTCGGGTCTCAACCATTAGAGATAAACGGAGAGTGGGTGAACGAGGTTGTTCACCTCATAAACTACACTCCGTCTCATTACTTTTATGGGCTGCCTGCTATCTGGTCTGCTCTTTATGCGGCCATGTCCAACAGGCTAGATGGACAGAACTCAGTAGAGTACCAAGAAGATAAAGGCCTAGCTCGCTACATGCTTGTTATGGACGGGGCTCATACCATGGTTGATCCTAAAGACGAGGCCATGATAACTAACTATATGAACTCGCTAATGGAGAAGCGTAGCGTTAAGCTAATAATGGTTAGCACTCCAGCGGGGACAAACTCGAAGTTCCAGGCATTGCGTGAAGACCCGCACTTCGATCACTTATTGAATAACCGTAACGCTAATAGAGATGAGATATGTAGGGTTGAGCAAGTTCCTCCGAGGTTGATCGGAATCATCGCACAGGGCGCTTTAGGCTCTACAGGGGAAGGGGAGTCTCAGTTTGATCTGTTCAAGCGATTAGTTGTTCGCCCAAGACAGAACAGATGGGAGAGATTGTTCTATAATGTCTTCTTCGCCAACGTCGATAAGCGAAAGCAGTGGGGCGTAGAGCTAAAAGAGGTAGACTTAGCAGACTTCCTGCGAAGACAGCAGGCGAATATTGGTTATGTTCGTTCTGGTGTGTTCTCTATCAACCAGGTTCTTGCCGATCTGGGAAGACCTCCTCTAAGTAGAGGCGGAGACGAGCACTTCATTATCTCTGGTGGTCAACCTGTAAAGATTGAGGACATAGGGAATGTGGACGTTCCGGCGGAGAGAAACGTAGTTGGGTCGAGAGAGGCCCTAGGCGGGCTGGACAGTGACGCCACATCTACAGATACATCGGTTAGGGGGGATACAGCTCATGTTTGAGAAGGCGTTTAAGGGATCTGTTGTTATTCCAACCAAGTTCAAGAGTGACGGAGACCTTATCGTAGGGTATGCCAGCACTCCGCTAGTAGACCTCGGGGACGATAAATACAGAGACCAGATACCGTCTCACCTCTGGCTGAAGGCATTGACTACGTTCTTCGCCACTGGCGCTGAGATCAGTTTCATGCACCGAAACATTGTAGCTGGGCAGACGGTAAAGATAGAGCTTGACGCAAACGGCCCGTTGCTTTACACTCGACCAACCAAGCAATACGTCAAGATGATGATTGCCGAAGGCGACCTGACAGGATACTCAATTGAATATACGGCTAACGATTGGGAGCTAAAGGATAACCCAGACCCATTTGATAGTCGCCCCGTCAGGGTGTTTAAGGACTTTGACGTGTGGCGCGTGTCATACGTCGATAAACCGATGAACCCTGGATCTACATTTATAGGGGGTAAGAGCTTGAACTTTGATGATTTTCATTATACGTTTGACACAGAGAAAGGGGAGGTAACCGTTGTTGCGAACTCGCTTGATGCGTTTGCTCAATTGACTGGAATGTTTTCTGATGGTCTTGGATTCCCCGACGAGTTACCATTGGTTAAGGAAATATCTATCAAGATGGCGAGCGGCGATCCCGCTCATACGGACAAATCACACCGGACGACTAATCCGTTTACGAAAGCTATTGATGCTCTAGTTGCGCTCGGTGCAAAGACACAGGAGGAAACTGTGAAAGACACAGAGTTAAAGGCTCAGATTGAGGCACTAACTGCTTCGGTTACCGAAGCCATGGAGAAGTTTACCAAGTTAGAGCTCACTGCGGCACAGATCACCGAGCTGAAAGAGCAGGTCACCGCGCTTGCGGCCCTGATGCCAAAAGCTCCCGCAGAGGGAGAGAAGAGCGTAGTGGAGCAGGTTGTGGCATTAGGCGAGAAGGTTGATGCTCTTTCTGTTCTTATGCCAAAAGCCCCCGCAGAGGGAGAGAAGAGTGTAACTGAGAGGATTGCAGCCCTAGAGGCAAGCACAGCCTCTACGGTAACAGACGAAGTAAGCGAACTAAAGGCTACTGTTGAGTCTATTGTAGCTCTACTGGAGTCCGAGAAGGGTAAGTCTACTTTCACGAAGCCAGTCCCTAACGTCAATACCGACAAATGGGGCGCGTACTAATCTACAAGGAGGCTACAGAATAGCTATGGATCGCAAAGACATCATGACCAAGTTCCTGTCTACTACAATTGGAACAGACGGTCTATTGAACGCTACGCAGGCACGTTTATTTATCGACGAGTTTGTACAGACGGCTGAGTTAATGCCGTTGGTTACGCGACAGATAAAGACTGAGAGGTCGGGTACGTTCTACTCGATTGACATGAGTCAACCGGCAACGGTTGCGGCTTCCGAGGGAACCGAGTACACCGACGAGACCGGAGAGGTCACTTACGACAAGTATGCGTACAATGTCGTGAAGCGTCGAACCCAGTTCGAGATGACGTGGGAAGATGAGGCATGGACGATTGAGGGTGCTGGCTTCAAGCAGCATATCGTCAACATGTGGCTTCAGCGTTGGGGTGTTGATACTGAGGCGCTTGGTCTCTTAGGTGAGGGGCCTGCTGCAATTCCAGCTCCAGTGACAGCATGGGAGAAACTCTATGCTATTAACGAGGGTTGGTTGCCACAGATTACTGTGGCTAATGGATGCCATATCATAGACGCCGATGGCGCAACGCCTACATTCGAGCTATTCGCCAAGGCGTTCAACAACGTTCCTAACAAGTATCTGCGATTTGCCAAGCGCAACTATCGCTGGATGACTTCTACTCACGTCATCAGCGACTATCGCAACTACCTATCTTCGAGGCAGACTGGGCTTGGTGATGCTATCATCAATGGCCGTATCGCTCTTTCCCCGCAGGGAGTTCCTTTTGCAGGAGCCAATGGAGAAGAGGGCTTTGCTGTATTCCCTGAAACATTGGGAACAACCGAAGACCAGGGTGTTATTTTGCTCATGGATCCAAAGGCTCTAGTGTGGTTCGTCCACCGCGACATGAAGCTTCTTAATCGCTTCATCCAAGAGAAGGATAGTTTTAGGTATACTGGATACCACTACGATGACTTTATCGTAACCCAGTTCCCGTCTATCGTCCGCATCGACAACGTTGGGCGCGACACCACCTACGAGTAGACGATGCAATGTCAATGGATTAAAGGTGATGGTGAGCAGTGTAAGCGTCGCGCAATAGTCGGCGAGTCGTATTGCTCAACACACCTGCGGATGGCTAAAGCAGCGGGGGATGAGACTATTGTTTCTCCCCCGCGCAGCGAGAAGGCGGAGGTTATTGTTGCTCCAACCAAGAAGGCAGTGGCGATAGTCCCCACAAACCCCAGCAAGAAAGTGGAGGTAGCGCAGATGGCGGTTGTTCATTCAAACAAACCAAAATCACTGAGATTCACCGGCAAAGGCACATACAGCATCCCTTCCGAGGGTGTTTACTTCTATGAGCGCGGACAAGTGTTGGTAGTTGATCATGACACTTGGGCTAGACTTTTGGAGGACCAGCCGGACGCCTTCGAGGAGGCGTAACAATGCTCGTCACCGTTGCGGAGTTTAAGGACTCTATCTATTGGGACTCTAATAGAAATTGGACGGACGGGCAGGTTACCCAGGCTCTCTCTTATGCCGAAGATCGCTTTTACCAGCGGACGAGGCGTAGGAAATATGGGTACTGGCTTGAGCCAGTAACGGATCAAGTCACGCTGCATGGGACCGGACTCCCCGTGATTCGATGCTACTATCCGATTCTGGCGCTGTCCTCCGTCCTCTGTGACGATGTAGAGATTGTCGATGATATCAGGATAGACCACAGTCACTTCCTCTACAGAGCAACGGTTGGCGAATATTTTGGAACACTCCCGGATTCAATACTAGAGACCGTGTATGCGAACGTTATTCTTACTGGGCAGTTCGGTGACCCAGAGACCAGTAAGGGCACTCCGCTAGTGTCTACTATTCCATGGGATGTGAAGGTATGCGTTATGCGCATGGCATCATTTCAGTTGTTAAAGGAACGTCAGCAGTTAGACCGCACCCGTGATCGTGCTGGTGGAGTTCATACGCGCTACATTGATGTG